TTAAATGTACCTGAGATACCTAAAGGCATTCCGTCTGAGAAAGATCCCTGACCGAAAGGATACACTAAGAATACAGCAAATGCTGCTGAAACTGGTGCAGAATATGCAACGCAGATCCAAGGTCTCATTCCTAATCTATATGATAGTTCCCACTGTCTTCCCATGTATGCTGAGATACCAATAAGGAAGTGGAAAATAACTAACTGATAAGGACCACCATTGTACAACCACTCATCTAGAGTTGCTGCTTCCCATATAGGGTAGAAGTGTAGACCTATAGCGTTTGATGAAGGAACTACAGCACCAGAGATGATGTTGTTACCATACATGAAAGAACCCGCTACTGGTTCTCTGATTCCGTCGATATCGACAGGAGGTGCAGCGATGAATGCAATTATAAAGCATGTTGCTGCTGCTAATAGACATGGGATCATTAAGACACCGAACCAACCGACATAGATTCTGTTGTTAGTTGATGTTACCCAGTCACCGAACTCGGACCATCCAGATAGGAGACCTTGTTCTCTTGTTTTTGAAAGAGTTGTCATGAGGACATTAATTTTTAATAGGGCTCAAGGGACGAGCGATATTAATATTTCTACCAATCCCTTCACTGGTAGATATGAAAGACTAATTGTAACCCCGTTGAGTCTTGGTAAGGGGGATGATTTATGTGAGTAACCTCACATATTCCTTATTATATATCATTTGTAAAGTTTTGTCAACACCATCTACTTACAGTCAGTTCAACCTCTTGTCTATCATTTACTGTCTGGTCTACAACTTCATATCCTTCTTCCTTTGCAGTCTCTAACAGGGTTTCTAGCGAATAATTTTGTGTAACTTTATTAATAAATCTTTCTGGAGGTACATCTAAACTCCAACTCATAAGATCTGCTACTAGTTCATATGAGTTATTCTTATCATTCCAACGGAACCCTATGTCATTTCCAATAGTGATATCACACAACTGTTTCTTATGATTATGATCTAATGGATTCTCTAGTTCTTCATCTACTCTAACTGGATACCCCATCACCATCAACGTTTGTAGTAATGGCATTCTCTTCTTCAACTTGGTCTTTAGATAACTGAAGTGACTCATTGGAATAGTATTCTGGTTTGTACTCTCGGTTTACGATTACACCTATTGATTCCTCAAAAGGTTTAGTTAAATTTAGACACTCATCTTCAAGTGATTGAACTTCTTCAACCACTGTTCCATCTTGTCTAATAATAAACTTGATCTTTTGTTCTTTCATAAAGGAATTATCCTTTATATTTTCTGACGGTTCCCTTGAACCCAGACTCTTTTAAAAATTCTCTTGCTTCTTTCTGTGCGTCAAAGACTTTTGCGAAACGACTGTCAGGATTCCATGAGGTATGTGATACAAGATACTCAAGGTAATCATCTACCTTCCTTGTCGCCACCCATCTGGACGTATTGTTTGGATCTTTAGCCATGATAAATTCAGGTTTGCCTACGAATTATTTATTGAAACTATTATAGTATGCTTCATAGTATTTGACAAGGCCAAAGTTACCAGATTGTTTCTTTGACCATTCCTCTGCACACTTTTCGACACCTTTTCCTCCATAACCATATTGGTTTAGGATTTTTATTGCGTCTTCTTTTATCCCTGCCATATCATATCAGGCATCTGAGATGCTCCTGGTCTGTTTACAATTAATAGTATGAAGTATCCAACGAACCATATGATGTTGAATAACCATGCTTGTCTCCAGAAGTACTTCCTAATTGCCATAGACCTAAGCACTTGAGGTGCTTTGTCCTGTGCTCTGAAGATTGATTCAATTACAAACGCAATGATGCATCCTATCACTAAAGGATAGAATACAAAGTTTGCGAAAGACATAATGCTAATTAAAAAAGTCATTTCTTTTTGGGTGAGTGACCGTGTGCTATGCCTAGTTCATGCATCTTAGAATGCTCATCGATCTCATCTCTGAGTCCTTCCTTACCTGAACCAAAGGTCATGTATATACCATAACATAATAATGCTACGGTGAATAGTGCTAGAAATACTGCAAAAGCAGGACCAGGTGCTAAGTTAAAGTGATTAATAAGTGGTGTCTTACATTCTGTCCAAGTACCAGGTAAGTGATACACTGGTGGACAAGATAAAAAAATCATGATTCCTCCATCATTACATACATCATAGTTATCCATAATGTCACAGGCATTGAGACACCAACAATAATCATTAGTGTCATCCGTAACGTTTCCATTATATCACACCAAGCGATCCTGCTGTGACTCCTACACCTAAAAAGAATGCAAACTCTAACAACCCATGTGCAGATGAGGGTGTAGAGATTAAAATATTACTGAAAAAAGATGCTACCAACATTTGAATAAGTATAGAGACCTATGATCCCTGCGAAGAGTAAAAATTGCATAACACTAAGTAAATATACCTACAATAGTATATAGGTATTTCTACTCTGTGTCAAGCAGTAGGAACTGGTACCATTTGTGGGTTAGTAACCCTGATACCTTTGCCCCCATCCGTATCGTCATCGTCATCATCTGATACACGAAGAAATAATTCTACCATGACAAGAACAGTCATTGGATAAAAACACCAAAGAATTGCTTTCCATACTGGAAATGTTTCTGTTACTAGATCTGTCATGTTTGTTAGGGATACGAAATATTATTTAGTTATATTACAATTTCAACTTAGGTAATTGTACCGACCAGAGATGCTGCTGTAGCAGACACTGCAAGCCAAGGTAAGTTAATTACCAAGAGTAGTTTTACTAGAGTAGATCTCTTGATCGTGAACAATGTGCAAGTCATTACACGTATGCTATTGAAGGAGCGTATGCTGTTGCTGTTGCGATTGTTCCTAAGAACATTAGTTGAATTAGAATTTTCATCTGTTTAATGGGGAGTTAAAGTATGCTTTATTCACTGTGTAAAGAGTGAAGAGTGCGACTGCTATTCCAGCAAATCCTAAAAGAAGGATTGGTGATGCTGGAATGTCATAGTATGGTACGGTGTTCATTAAACGAAACCTGGAATGATTTGTCCTGATAGTGAGTAGGATATGATAAGTGCTCCACATCCAACGATGGCAAAGATGCCATTCCATTTCTCAGCAATAGAGAAATCTACTTTGTCTTCTGTTTTGTTTGTTGGATTTGTCATTAAACGATACCAGGAATAAGGTTGCCAGTTGTTAGGTAAGTGCCACATAGGACTAGGAATCCTATCATTGCTGCTCTGCCGTTTGCTTTTAAAAAGATTTGTTTGTTGCTCATTTTCTTAGATTGAGTAGGGGTAGAATTGAAAGAGACCTGTTGGGTCAAAAGATGCCTGGTATTATCCAACCAGTAAATCCATAGTTAACGACTGCTGCGAACAGTCCGATCATTGCGAGTCTGCCATTAGTTGACTCTGCTTCTTTCCAGTATTTCATTTAGAAAATACCTGGAATGATTTGTCCTGTAGTAACGTATGCTCCGACTGCTGCTACGAATCCTAGCATTGCCATCCATCCGTTAAACTTTTCTGCTTCTGGTGTCATGAGATTTCTCCTGATTGTGTGAATAAAATGTGACAAATTTGTCACGGTATAAGTGCGGGTGTCCTTTAGAATCCTGCGAGTCCAAAGAAAAAGAAGTTGCCAGTGGCAATATAGGAAATGAATCCTGATACAATACCTAGCATTGCTAGTCTACCGTTGAGTTTTTCAGCAGTGATGCCGTAACCCTCGTAGTTCTCAACGTACTCTAACTGAGGCTCCGTTGCGAACATGTTTTGTCTTCCACCTGCTTCAGTGATAGTAGTCATTTTTCTTTTGTGAAGTAATGTAACAATATTATATAGCAAATGTAAAGTTATGTCAACCCCCTTTTGTGGGGTTTTTTGCATAAAAAAAGATCATCATTTCTGATGATCCTTATAAGTGTTCCTTATCGCATCGTTCGCGCTGGAAAACCATCTAGTTTATAGTCTATTGGGAAAGACTAGGAGAATGTGATTACATCATCCCCTGTAGCACCTGGTACAGCAATGGTATCAGGCAGGTTATCAAGGTTAACATCTGCCCAATCTGACTCAGTAGGCATGGTTATATTGTAGTCTGAATTGAATGTTCCATCTGGGAACTGAACGTTAATTACCTCATCATGAGAGTGTTCGGGTATCCCATTTTTAATTTTTTTAAGTCCTTGATAATAAACGAAAAGTAAATTAAGATCACTATCTGTTAGTGAATCTTTTTCGTGTGCTAAATCGAATGCTTCTCTAGCAGCATTGATAGCAGCGTCCAGTTTTAATCCTAATGAGCAGGCCATGTTTCTTAATTGTATTTACGGTAAGCAGGAACACCAGCAGGGTCTAACCATTTGGTGTATTCAAAGTCCTCAATGGCATAATCTAACTGAGTAGAATTGTCAAGGAGGTACATGTCATTGTATCGTCTTGTGTATTCATTATATTTTTGAATACGATAGTCTGGTCTACCATTGTGTTCAATGGTTCCAGACTCAACATAACGATAGGGGAAGCGTTCAAGAATTACTTGCATAATAAAGATCTGATTCGAGTTTGTTTAAGAGGATGTCATAATCCTCATCTACATCACCGTAGAATGATACACCTTTACCCTCGTAGTGTCGTAAGATCCTATTATATATGATAGGATACTCCATGTCAAGGGTGATCTGTCTGTCGATTGCATCCCAAAGGATAGGCAAGTCAGCAGAGAACTTCTCTAGCGTTGTCATGATACTGTCCTATTATAGTTCTATGAACAGATCTTGTCAAGCGTTGAAGTAGTTCTTACGCATGTACCTACCCAGTATGTTGCTGTTGTAATATCTTGGTGTGCCATCTTCGCTAGCCTCCGTAAGTACATTGTTGAGAAATAGTTGTCGGGTCTCCTCGTAATTAACTTGACCCAATGTCTTATGTATACTAATTATTTCTCTTCGGAATGTATTATTCCCCACATTTTTTCGTTCTTCATTAAGTTCCTTAGAGCTTCCATAGTATTTTTTCCAGTCACTCTCAGACGTAACCCTTCTACCTCCACCTCTAGGCTTTCTTTTCTGCCAGAAGTATTTCCTTCCAATGTATTGTTTCCCAGTTTGAATATTTGTAATCCTGTAGACAAAACCGAAGAGGTCATCAATATTGTCAGAAGTGAAAGCTGTACCTTTGTAGTACCAGGGATTTTCATAATCTATTTCAGTCGCATTCTCCATCTTCATCGTTGATAGTAGCGTAGGATATATTTCCGTCAGCATTATCTATACGATAAACAGATGTGTCTGAATAGACTTCTGATTTTAATTCTGCTAGTGCTTTTTCTAGGTCAGCAACTAAGACCTTAAGGTTTCTCTTTTTCATAAATTAAGCCCAGTATTCATCGAGTACATCTAAAGTTCTGTTAAGGTATTCATTTGCTCCTATACATTCCCACTTACCTTTCTCTCCTATCTCGCATTTGTAATGCAATTCTCTTTTAAGTTGCATGAGTTTAGAAGTCATGTCAACTTTAGTTAATCTTCCGTTCATTTTAACCGCCTACTAATTTTTGCCAATCATTATCAAAAATTTCTAGCCCTTTATCCGTGAGAATATGGTTGTACATTCCCAAAAATACTTTGCTAGGAATAGTAACGATATCAGCCCCCACTCTGAAAGCAGAGGTGACTTGGTGAACTTCCCTAATGGAAGCTGCAAGGACTTGAGTTTTGGTGTTATGTGTAGCGTAGACATCAGAAATTTCCTCGATTAATTTAATGCCGTCAAATGATTGATCGTAAACACGACCAACGAACGGTGAAACATATGTTGCTCCTGCCTTAGCAGCAAGTATTGCTTGTGCTACAGAGAAACATAAGGTTACGTTGACTGCTATGTCATCATTAGTTAAATCATAACATGCTTTAAGTCCTGCTTGTGTGCAAGGAACTTTGATTGTAATGTTGGGAGCAATATCAACATAACCTTCTGCCATGTCCAATAGTTCTTCAGTGGTAGTTCCAACTACCTCAGCAGATATTGAAGCATGAAAAGGAAAGATCTCTGAGATCTCTTTGAGTACTGTGACTGGATCGTGTCCATTCTTTAGCATCAGACTGGGGTTAGTTGTAACTCCATCTATCAATCCAGTATCAAATGCTTGTTTAATGAATTCGGGATCAGATGAATCCAGAAATATTTTCATTGGTCGAAGTCCATCAGTTGTAGTATATATCATAACAAAAAAGCACCCATTTGGGTGCTCGATGATCAAATTAACACATAATGTTAGGATGCAGATTTTTGAAATTTGATTCCACGATATGTAAGAACCTTTTCTCTTTTCTGCTCAACGTTATTACGTTGCTTTGTGTCGTACTCGACACCACGATAGGTGACTTGTGCCATTGTTTTTCTCCTGTAGGATGAGGTTGATTAGACCGTTCCTTCAGTCGGCTTTTGCGTCCCAATCACATTCAATTCCTACTGCCTCTGTAAGATTCACCTGATACATTGAAACAATCTCTTGCTTTTCTATATCAGTTAAGTCTCTATGACTACGTGCTTCATCTACAAGAGTAGATATATCAGCACAAGTAATAGATGCAGTGGCGATTAGAATTGGGATCATGGGATGAACGATTCCGTTCCGAGTTGACTTACTTGCGTCCTCTGTGAGGATGAACGTTGTAATTATTTATATGTGCGAACCATCATAAAATGAGTTCACCATGTTACAAAAATTAATTTGTAAGGGTGGGAGGTTGGATTTCTGTATTACCAACAAAGAACGGGCATTACTACAGTAGTAAATTTTACGTCCTTG